GGGGTTCCCGGCTGAGAAAGGAGCTAACCATGAGATTGCTATCCGTTGGATCCTGCCCTGTTGCCTCGATAGGCATAAGAGCCGGCATTCCGATGCCTAGTAGCTACTGGCTTTCAGCTACCGATCCAGTCGTCCACGCTTTTCGTGACTACCTATATTATGCGGGTGAAGAGCCTGTGGAAGATGTTATCGCAGACGAGAAATCGCCTGATGACGAACGTCCCAGTGTACTCGACATTTGTGTAAATAAGGTGGAAACTCTCCCCTACAACGGGGTTCAGGACGCTGCTAGTTATGGCAGTGTCCTTGAGGGATTCCGTATGTTTGAACAGTTCCTAGGCTTTCGTCCAGTGAGTACTTTCTCAACTGGTCGCGAGCACGGTGGCTGCCATTCATATATTTCGGGTGACTGTCGGGCGTATGCCCTAAGCACCTGGATAATCCCTGACGAGTTTCAGGAGTCAGCCCTGACCTTTTGGGGTCAGGTGTACACGCCCAAGAACCGTGTCCACATGGACACGCCTCTGAGCAGTGTTAGGAAGGACGGGATTCTCCCAAACCGATATACGCTAAACGGCACCAATACCTACGGTGTCGTCCCGATAGGGTTTAAACCCCTATGTGCCTACCTCAGCCACGTGGCCGGTGCAGGCGCCGTTTATTCGGCAATGGTAAACGATTGCTACCCGTACGGTGTCGGCCTTGTAGGCTTCTACCATGTTACGGATGTAACCGGTTTCTCCGTCACCTTTGACTCGGATTTAGGCTGTACGGTCGAGTATAGGATTAGCTCTAGACTTAGCCAGAGCTCACTGGATGTCTATCTGAATCCAATGTATCGGTGGTCTTTTTCGAACAAGATCACCTTTGCTCTCACCCGTGCACCCGTTGGTGAGCGATCACCCCTTTTGGTTGGGGAAAGTCGCTACATTCAACGGCCATCGCTCTTGTCCCTGCGGACTAGTTTCCAATCCGTCTGCTTAGAGGCAGACGGGTGGAACGCGCCTTTTGCACCGCGACCGCGGTACTTAACGCCGAGTCCGTATAACAATTGGGCGGTACCTACTTCTAACAGCGTGGTCTCTAGTGAGGACACGTATGACGACTTGTGGTTCACCAGCTACCCCTCAACAGGGGATCAGTTAGCTGCCACTCGTATGGCTCGCACCATTGAAGCAGCCGACCCTGAGGGCCGGTTTCGCCGAAATGTCGAGCTCGTCATCGACGACATACGTGTATCATCTTACCTTTCCTCGTCCGACAGCCTCGAGAAGATTACTTCTAACGTGGATAATAACCTCGTTGAAGCGATCAGTGAGCTTCCTGAATTCCTCGACGTCATCCCTGACGTCAAAGGTCTAATCACGTTGCTCAAGACTGTCGCGAAGGGCCCGCGTATATCTACTATCGGGCAACTTCTCAAATGGCTCGCCAGCGAAGACCTTAGGTTGGTCTTCGGGACGCTGCCAAATGTTGAGTTGCTGCTGAGTACTCTGCCGCGGATACTTCAAGTCATGAAGAGGCTGAGAAGCCTCGAGCACGATCCCGTAGTGGGATACGGCTCCTTTACGTACGATTTCCCGGAAGGAACTTTCGGGCGACGTGCGTCTAGACTCGTGACAAGAACAAAGGCTGTTTTTAGCAGCTACCCTTCGGGCTTCTTGGCAGATTGCCTGGGGCTGGATGCCTTGGGTCTTCTGCCTTCGCCTTCATCACTTTGGGACCTTATTCCGCTATCCTTCGTTGTCGACTGGGCACTTAACGTGTCTGATCGCCTCAAGGATATGGAGCGGTGCGCCTTAATTGGCGCGATGGACCTGAAGGTGATGGTTCACTCCTATACTGTGACGTCGCCGGTAAACGGCGATATTGCGGCGTTTGGAGTGACAGAGGAGTCATTACCCGCACTTACCTATCGGTGGTATAGCCGCGAAGTTTCGCGATACGTGCCACCGCCTAGGAGCGGGCGATTTGACTTCCGCCTGCCCAGCCATCTTCCTAACTGGATGACAGCTGGGTCTCTCTTCACCGTCAAGACACTCTAGGCCCATACGGTGTAGCCATGAAGTATGCCCTTATCAGGCATATGTTCGGCTACATTCCCCGCATGCCTACACTCCGTCGGCGGTGCAGCAGGTAGTCCGCATTGATACAGCGGCCGAGCCTACTGCGTACCCCGCCCAAGAGGCAGTGTTTGACGGTCCTTCGAGAGTCTAAGAGTCCCTTGCACTGGTTTGTGCAGGGATAGACAAGCGTCGAAAGGACGTAAAAACATGTCTATCACCACTAGTATCCCCCATGTGGATGCGTCTACGGCTCTCACGAGCCCGACTATCTACAAGGCGCTGGAAAGCACCTTGTGGGGAAAAGGCGCAAATCCCGATCCCGCGATCGCCAAGCAAGGCGGTTCCGGCTACATTGCCGAATACGCAATGACTGACGCTTCGGACTGTGAGGGCAAGATCGTCGTTAAGGCGAACTCGCTCCCCAAGGCCTTCGGCGGGGTCGGATCTCGCAGCGGTATGATCACGCTGAATACGTGGGTCAAGAACGTCACAACGTTCTCTGACGTTATCACGTACACGCCGATCAATGCATCGCTGGCCCTCAACGTTGGTATGGCACCGAGTATGCCGTCAGCCGCGCAACTCATGAGCGTAGTCACGAATGTGTACTCGCTCTGGTTCGCTAAACTGCTGACGAACGTGCCCGATCCAGCTCGCGTCGCACAGCTTATCCTTTACGGAAACGCTGGCGTGCTCGGCTGGTCGCCTACCTAAGAACCGTGTACGAGGTCCTCATCAGAACCTCGGACGGCCCTCTGGTCGCTTC